ACACCAGACGTCGGTAGGTTTGCCGACCACAAGCACTCTACTGCTGCCTTGATTCACGTAAGAACAACTGGGATTGGACGACACAATAATGCTGGTCACGGCATCGCTGGATATCCACACTGATTTACCGGTGCGGCCACCGATTTTATCCATATCCTCGTCGGTTAATTTTTTGCCGGTGGCGGCGTTGCAGATGTCTAAACGGGCCATTCTCCCGCCAGCCAGACTGGCCATATCAACAAGGCCACAGATTATCGACACAATCGATAACACCAGAACTGTGGCCAGGATTACTATGGCCTTATTCATGCGGGCAAATGGCCACGACGACCACCTGGACCTGGCTGAAGGCCGACAAATAGCCCGCCGAACCCGCCACCATATGGGAGGGCGCATTCATCGCGGCCGTAAGCGGGAGCACCCGCTCCAGATGGGTCGGCGATCCACGATGCTTCACCGGCGGCAAATGCAATGGCCTGATCCGACGCGTTTTCGTGTGGATTGCTGCCAACACCTAGTGTGGCCGTTTCCTCCTCCACAACACCGGTACCGAGCGAGCCAATGGTGTGGTTGCAAATGACGCAAGTATCCACCACATTAAGCATTTCGAGGATTTGCGTACTGGTCGTGGTGATTGCTCCGCCAGCACCGGTGGCCAGGGATATTTCGATGCGGTTATCGGTACTGCCGAACGACAACGTTGCATTGTTGACACCCGGATCTTTCAGCACGACAACCTGGCCGCCACGACCCACCCGGTTGGTGGTCCAGGTTAGGCCATTTTCATCGGTAGTGTTACCGGTTGTGGCTTCGGCCGGAGCAACGATGCCGCTAGCAGCAGCAAGGCGCCGGCCCTCGCAATATGCCTTCGACTCGTTGGGGTCATTGAATTTGTCGGAATTCATTACAGGGCCTCCAACACCATGACGGTCCAGTTGTTGGACTCGATGACATTGAACATGTACTCTTGGCCGGGTTTGATAACCATGTCGGTGTATGGGGATGCTTCACCGAACCCGGATTCCTTGTACTGCCTGATGGCAACCGGGTTATCGTGGGCTGCCACAGAGAACATGCCTTCCACCTTGTTACCCTTGGTGCTGGCACTGCCAATAGCGGGGCAATTGCTGGCGTCCGCGATGGCCGCAGCAGCGATCTCCTCCAGGGTGGCTCCAGTTGGGGCGGGCGAGTTGTAGTTTACGTTAAAACTGTCGCCGGACTGCAACGTGCTGACAACGCCATTGGTGCGGGCATCAACGGAACCACTGAGAACGATAACTTGAGCTGTCATAATGTGTGCCTGTTATTTGCGTTTGCGGGCAGAACGGGATTTGGCGGCATCGGCCCGGTTAAAATCCTTAGCCACTGCCACAGGGATTCCTACCTTTTTGGCAAAGGCCGGATTGTGGGCCGCTGCCGCCATGGTACGGCGTTGTTTGGGGGTTTTACTTGGCATAAATCGGCACCGGGATATGAACAGATGGTGCACACACAATCCATTCTGGATGTTGCTGGGCGATGGTCGCCGCTGCCCGTTCACGTGTGATTTGGTCCTTGGAGTGCAAGGATTCGTGCAACTCTGGATGTTGCTTCTTATGAAAGGCCCATGAATGTTCATCGGCCTGGAACCAGTAGATAACCTTAGCGCCATCAGGATGAACAGGAGCATCGTTACGGCCCGGTGTCATTACTCCCGAGTTGCGCAGGCTTTGGTTTAGATCTGTTACGTCCTGGTCGTGGAACTCGGACTTCACTCTCAACACGTTGTCGTGGTCCAGTTTCAGGAACGACCGAAACCTCTTGGTCAGGTGCAGGGGGTTCATAACATTCCACCGCGATTCCTTGTATGTGTTGGATTGACCAGGGCATGTTATATAGGGGGCGGGAAACCGCCCCCTTCTCCATTTCCGGGGTAGATTACGATGCAGTCATGACAAGGGCGGGGTTAATGCCCATAATCACGGCAGACGATTTCTCCTGGGCGGCAATGTTGGTGTAATACACCGTCATTTGACGCTTGTCGGCGGTGCCGATTTTGGCCAGGGGTTCGGTCTGGATTCCCTGCAGGTAGCTGACGTCCCAGTAATCGGGATCGAACAGGTACACGTTGACGCAAGCGGTGGCGCTGACCTGGTAGGTTTGCTGGGTGCGGTTGGGAACAAGCTCGAGAACACCGAAATCCGACACGAACGTGTTGACGGCACCGATAGCGGTCACACCCTGTTTGCCGTAGTTCTTGTTACTGCCGCCGCTCTGACCCACGTCAGACATCAGGGTAGCAACACGAGCAGCGGACGTGAACAGGTACTCCGAGATCTTGCGGATCATGGAGGGAGTGCTCATCAACTTGGACGGATCGCCGCCAGCGGCATAGGCGGCCTGGGCGGCATTGCGGATGTCATCCTCGGTCAGAGCCCGAGCAGCACCGGGGGTCGGAGCAGGGTAAATGCCATTGGCAAACCCGGCCGTGGTGCCGTTGATGATGTTGGTCGAGAACATGGCACCGCAACCAGCAGCCTTGCCGGCCGTGGATTCGGTCATTTCGACGCTGGCCTGGTTGGACAGCAAAATGGCCTCCATGTCGCGCTTTAGCTCCTTCTGGCGGATCATCATCTCGTGAACAAGACGATCGCCGTAACCGATAGCATCGACAGCACGGGCACCGGTGGAAACGCTGACCACCTTGTCGGACAACTGGATATGGTTGCCAACTCGTGCTTCGGTGTAAGTATCAGCGGCGCCGGCCTCGTCACCGTCGATTTTGGCGTTGGTGATATCGGGAGCAGCGAGGGATTCCTTCACCCACGATTTGTACATGTTGGTGGCGCGTTCGCCGGTACCAGCCATGTCCATGTAAGGAAGGTCAACGGGGTCGATGTTCCAGATTTTGTCCATGACATCTTCATGAACGATGCCCTGGTACGCAACAGTGCGCATGTCATAGGCGGAAGTGCTTGTAACGGCCATCAGAATTACCTTTTTCGAGCAAAAGCTGCATCTAGAACAGCCATCGCCGCCTGTCGTTTAGCACGAGGGTCTCGCGATTGCTGCGCGTTCTTGATAACAGTGTCCAGTTTCTTGGTGCCAGAATTGATCGGCCGTTTACCGATACCCTTGGTAAGGGCTGCAGGAGGTTTGCCCTTGATGTCTTGCACTGTTTTGACGCCCTTGTCATGCAACCACGCCTTCCGTATAATGTCCCGGTGCCTCCAATCCATCATGGAGGCGGCATCGTTATCCGAGAACATATACTTACTGGCTAACCACGCCATTATTTCGGTGGATTCGCGGGTTGCTGTATCACGATCTCGCCATTCCGGGACATGCTCCAACAACTGCATATCGTGCCAGTTTCGTGCTTGTTGCATGTACTGTTGCTGCTCTTGATTGGCCTGAGCCACCACGCGTTCGTAGTTTTGGATAGCTTCGGCGCGTTTTTGCAGGATTTTCTGCTTCTCAAAAGCCGCTCGGCCGGAATCGATCTTAGACAGGGCCTCCCAATCAATGCGGGCATCGTCGGCATCGGTGGCCAAAATGTCCATCTTGGCTTTTTCGACCGCTGCGTTGACCTGACCAGCACGGCTGGACAACTGTTGGTGGTAGTTAACCACTGAAATCTTTTCGCGCTCTACCTCTGCCCTGGCCCGGTCAATCTCTGACCGTTCTTTACCAATGGCTTGCAGCCTGTCTTTGGCCTGGCCGATGGTGATTTCCTCACCGGTATCGGACAAGGCGATTTTTAGGGCATACAAATCGTCGGGTTTAACGCCGATGACATCGGCAAGGTCCACGAACTTTTCGAGAACCACGTCTTCGTCATCGCCAGATGGACCAGGGTCTGGCAGATCGTCGCCAACCTCACCTTCCTGCTCCAGCTCCAATTCTTCATCAACTTCGCTCGTTAATGGCTTCTGCTCACCAACACCCGCTGGGGTGGGTTTGCCTTCTCCGCCATTTGTCGCCGATATTTCACCGGCGATCTCAGCAATCTGCTTGGCAATTGAAATGCCCATAGTTCCTCTCGGATCAGTCTTGGGGTTTTGAACCGGTGATGGCGGACTCAACATCACCACGAACCGCGTCTAGGGCATCAATCTCAGCCCTTATGAAGTGCATCATATCGGCATTACGCCGGTCACAAGTCAACAGCCGATCAACATACTCCTCGTGCAGGCCGTCGAAGATCTCCCCCAACAGCCTGTTTTGGCGTAGTTGCTCGGCAAGGAATTTTCTGTCCATACCTTTAGTTTAGCACATCGAAAGGTTATTGTCAAGGGCCAGTTGGACCCGGCCCGGACCCGGTGTCGCCACCCACGGAGTTGGGGACAGGCTCCTTGTCGTACTTGGCGTTCATGTCGATCAGCTCTATCCGTTTGCTTAATATGTCCATGGTGTATTCGAGATTGGCCTTGTACTGGTCCATCTGGGCCTTCAGCTCGTTTGACTCCTTGGTGGTGTTGGCCTTGATGGTTTCGATCTGGAGCAATAGGTTGCGCTGGGCCTCCTGCTCCGCTTGCGCGGCCTTGGCCTGTTCTGCCGCCATTTTGGCCTTGTTCTCAGCAGCGGCCTTTGATTCCTCACTTTGCGGGTCTATCCAGTATTTGTCCGGATAATTGACCCCCACCAATCGGGAGAAATCGACGCGGGCGGCGTACATCCTGTTAGCGTCAACGAGAATGCCGTCGAGCCCCTTGGCGGCATCGCTATCTTGCTGTTGAATGATTTGAGCAATGTTGCCGGCCTGGCGCAGCCTGGTACCGGTCGATAACCCGACGGTAACCTCGGCACAATCACGGCCTACCCAGTTGTGTGGGACCTGTTCGATCCAGGTGCCGCCATTTCTGGCTTGAATGATGCCCGGCCAGTGCCGCCGCAACAGCGCGTGAACCTTTATGTAAATGCTCGCGACCAGGGTCTCGGCCAGATTCTTGGCCGCCATGGCGCCGGTCTGCTCGATGGCGCTCATAATGCGCTCAAGACCATGGGCGGAATCTACACCAATTTCCTGGGACTGTGGCGCCGTATCAATAGCACCGCCACCCGATTCGCGCCGGGACTGGTTCATTACCTCCAGCAACTGGAAGCTTTGGTGCGCTACCTGGACGTTGGGCAGGTCCTGGATAGCGTTTATGTCCTTGACCCGGATGGTGCCACCGCGCCGGCTTCCCATCAAATCGTCCATGTTCACCATGCGTTCTAGCACTAGCAACCGCTGGTTCAAGTTGCGCCAGCCGGCGTCCATGATTTGACGCATGAGGTCCGATTTGTAATCCTGAACCCCTTTCAACCGGTCGGTGAGGGATAACCCGCGCCAACCACGGGGGTTGAAATAGGCGACACCATGAGCAATAGGCTGTTCTGGCCATGGCTCTTCGCTTATAATGCGGTCGGTGCCGTCGGCGCCACCTGCCGTGATAATTCGCCGCAGCTCCGCGATGCCGTCACCGTCCATGTCAACCCGGTAATAGCATTCGCGAATGGCAATGGGCCGGGTGCTGTCGTCGCCGGAAATGGTGTCGATGTTGTAGTTTAGGCCGGATGTCACGAAATCAACATCGGGGTCGCCGGCCAGTTCATCTACCAGTTCTTTGGGCAGTCCGAAGGCAACAATATCAGATGCCGTGACATTGCGGGCATGACATACGAATCTGGCGGTGTCCAGGGATACGTCATTGTGGTCGGGGTTTACTATGACCTGCTCGGAAGGGAGCCATTCCACGGTCGGGCCTCCGATGCGTTCCTCCGCGATGTCAACGGTGTATGTTCCGTCGTCATTTGCAGTTCCGGCCTTTACCTGGCCACTCTCCAATAGGGTGGCGAGAGACTCAACTGGTACGTTTGGTATACGGCGCAGCGATATTTCGCGCTTGTCGGACCAGTACGCCTTGGTGAACCCGGAACCGGCCAACAGGGCGTCCTTGAACGCTCGTTGTAGGGACATGTAACCCCTATTGGTAGTCATGACTACATGGTTGACCACACGCGTTTCAGCCATGGCCTGGCCTTCGTCATGTGGTCCGAGAGGCACGAACGTCACCGGTTGATCACCATAGAAACCGGGCATTATCTCGGCAATGGTGGCCTCGATGGCGTTCTGTACCTCACGGGATACGTAATCGGCATATTCCACTGGCGGTCCGCCCTCGTCGTCGCCGGGCGGTGCTGGTAAGTCGCCGTTGTAATAATCAATGGCATCCACCACCTGGCCTTCGAACTCGGAGGTGTCAGCGTATGATAGCTCGTCCTGGATGGCCTTTAGCAGTTGGTCTTCATCCAGCGGGGTGGACGGCCGACTTGTTGCCTCGAGGCTATCGTCGGTTTGCTCGTAATCTGTTTCTATTTTCACCAAAACGCCTCGCGGTGTGTGTTAGTGGTTTCGACCAATCGGTGTATGGGTTGTCTTTGTTGCCCATGATTACGTCGCCGTCGCCAACACCTAGGGACAGGTATTGCAGAGCTTCGCATATGTGCGAATACATTGACTTGTCGGGCACGTCATGGAATTTGTCGCCAGAGATTTTGATCCGGCGGTAATTATAATGACCAGCCAGACCTTTTTTGAGGACGGTACAACGAGGGTGTATTAGGATGGCAGGGTGCGATCCGACCGTTAATCGACGTAGCCTGTTACCGACGGCATCGCGCCGGATCGAGAAATCATTGGTGGGGGCCGGTATCACGTTGAAGTTGTGGGCTTGCATAATCATGAACGGCGTTTTCTTGTCGGTTTGTGCTCCCGATGTACCAGATGGGTCGCCCCAACCGTGACCCCATTTCAATTGCGGGTATTGTGACGACAGCCGTTGAACGGCGGCCTCGGCCAGTTCCTCTGCTGAGAACCGCTCGGTAACTATTTCATCGAATATCAGTAACTGGCCGTTGTGCTCCTGCGCCAATACCATGGCGGGAGTCAAGCCCCAGTCCGCCCCATATATTACCGGTTTGTCGGGGATTACGTCGAATGATTTTATGTGGGTGTCACTGTTGAATTCTTCCCACACTGGTTTGCCGTCGGCGGTGGTGCCGAACATATTGGCCAGGTTTACTTTGATCCATTCGTCCCGTTTACCGGCCAGTAGCTTGGTGTAATACGATGGCGGGAGGTTGCTGCCGTTTTCTGGGTCGGGTTCCACCACCCATTCACCATCTACTTTGCGCACTGCCCCAGGCTGGATGAAGAATCGCCAGCCGTCGGGTGGAGTTCCTTCCCGTGTTGCGTACCAGTGATCTTCGTCTGGCGCGTTGGTGTCACCGCTTATTAACCCGCCATGGGAGCAATCGACCCCGGCCAATGCCCGTGAGGGATAACGGCCAAGGCGGGCGTCCATCATTTCGAGGACCGCGAACGGTAGCTCCTTGACCTCATTTAGCCAGGCGATACTGGCCTGCGTTCCACGCAATTTTCTTATGTGTTCTTCGCGGTCGAGAGCGATAAATATAACGTCACATTCCACCCAGGTGCCGTCGTTCTGGCGGTACCGTAAAAACTGGGTGGGTGGGTGGCCCATCTTAACGGGGGCGATGCGGCCGGTAACGGCCGACCAGTCACGAATGGTAGTAGTCAGGAGATCCGGGTAGGTGTTGCGTACCACAAACATTCGTGACGGCCGGATGCCGTCCGGGTTTGGGGCCTGCTCTTGCATCTTCAACAGCATTTTCATGATGGTCGTTTGGGTCTTGCCACTGCCCAATGGGCCGCGGATAAACGACATCGTGGACCGGTCTATTAAATAGTCGTGTAGTGTGTCGGACGCTGCTTGGAATTTGATGTTTATTGACATTAGCGTGGCACAATTTCGATGTTTACCACAACCCCGTTATTTTCGGGGACACGGTCTAGCCGTAGTAATTTCGCCGCCAG